TGTCCCCTGCATGGCGGTGGTGCATCTTTTTGGTGTTAACCTCATAGATCTTCATCGTCTTCCTCCTCGAATATTGCGCCTTCTCCCTGGCACCGTTCACAATCAACCGGGTCTTCGTATGGCTCCCCGATATCCCGATCAAAGCTTTGCCGCCGGTAAGTGACCTCGACCACCTTACCATCTCCATCGCACTCCGGGCATACCACTGACGCCCTCTCGCGCCGGTCCTGGAATATGTCTTTGACTTTGCCCATTACAAAACCCCCGCAAAGAAAAACAGAAGGTAGAAGGTGAGAAACAAGCTCACCACTCCGATGGTATCTTTAAGCCACTCTTTCCAATCGTTCATTGTATTGCTCCCAATGGTGCTAAGACTTGGCCTTCCGGCGCTATGATATCTATGAAACATTCAACAAATTCATTGTTCGCATAGATCTTTTCCTTTGCGGCAAAAGCGTCAGCAAAGCTGTCAAACTCTCCGACAATCCGCACCGCATAGGCGTCAATCTTTTTGAGTATAAAGTTCACTGTGTCCTCCTTTTGACTTAATGATGCGCCCGAAGGCGCACTGTTAAATCAAATCAAGTAGGCTGGGCCGGTCCATGTAACTCCCTTGAAGTTGCCCTCGATGATGTTGCCACGCGCCCGGTTCCGTGTTGGCGATGCCCAGCTAGCAGGGTAAAGGATGTCGCCTTTTTTAAACTTGGGATCATCATCAACATTAACGATGAAGCCCCAGGCACTAGCCATTGGAGTGCCGCCGTTGCCCTTCATGATCTTGATGTATTTCTTGCCCTCCTTGTAACCTAAGCCGCTGTTGAAGCTATCGATCATCTTTTCCTTAATGCTATCGTCAGTCCACATACCCCAGCCTGCGTAATCAGCTTTGATAATGTCGATCAATTCTTGTATCTGCTTTTCCATTATGCAGCCTCCTCTTTTTCAAACCATTCATTGGGCCAGTCGTAATCATCGGCAAAGTAAACCCCGATACCGGCGCTCTGGATCTCGCCGTAATGTATGTCGCTCATCTTGCCGTGAAACTTAGTACCGTCACTCCACTCAACAACAAACTTCATGGAATCGTCAGGGTTCCACTCAATGATTTTACCGTAGCTGTAGGGCATCATAGCACCCCACCAAGCAGCAACTTTTGAACCAATCTTATACATCATTTTCTCCTAACAGATCCGCATTACTTGACCGGCTTTCGCCGCATCGCTCCAGGCTTGTTGCCCAGCCTCGTCACCGGCTTGAACCAAAGCCAACAAGCTTTCTCCAAAGCCATTCAACTTCATGCCTCTATTGTTGCCGCAACTCTTCTCAGCAATAATATCCTCGATGTCAGTCTGACGCTCACCAGGCTGGCTGTTGTCGCCATTGTCGAACAAGTCGAACATCGCGGCGTCTTTCTGAATCCTAGCCATTAGGCTGCCTCCTCTTTGATTTTGTTGGCAATCGCTTCTGCCTTGCTGAACATTGCTTTTGCATCACCGTCATTCGCAAAGCCTTCTTCACTGGCAAAATCCATGCTGCTCAAGAAGTAAGCATCATCGTACTCGTGGTTTACCATGAAGAACGCCAAGAAATGCTCGTTCTCGCAGAAGCAATCATTTCCGTTTACAACAGCCATGATGCCGCCGTTGTGCGCTCCGATAAATTGAATAGCCATCTCTGATTCCTCTCTTGATTAACTTACTCTTAATAGATAAGGTGATATCACAATAAAGGTCAAGGGGTAAATCAAACTTTTTTTAAAGTATTTGATAACCTGATGAAAGAAAAGGAAAGAAAGTTGAAATATCAAACAAAGACGGAAGCAAAAAAAGCTCTGGTGGTCCGATTGCCTGCCGGTGTCAAAGCCCGATTAGATAGCGCTTCCCAATCGCAGGGGATATCACAAAGCCGGTTGGCTTCTGAGCTGATATCGGAAGGGTTGCCCAGAATGTCCATCGCAGCAAGCACCGCCGCACGGGCTTCGGCGCGCAGCGGTGTTGTGATCGAAGACGATGACAAGTCGGACGTCACAGACTGGCTGAAGCGGATATGACCAGCGCTTATATTTGGCTCCCTGGTCAACCGATCGGCAAAGGTCGGCCCAGGTTCACCAGGACCGGCAGGGTCTACACTCCAGAGAAAACGCGCCGTTATGAGCATCGGCTGGCCGGTACTGCATCGAATTACATGATGTTGCACCAGCTCGAACCGACAAAGAAGCCGTGCCAAATGATTATCAAGGCGCAGTTTGAGATCCCTAAGAGCTGGACCAAAGCAAGGAAGGCGGCTGCTGCGGCTGATATCATTTATCCCGGCAAGCCCGACATCGACAACATTGCCAAGATCGTTCTGGATAGCTTCAATGGCGTGGTTTTTGAGGATGATGCCCAGGTATATGACCTCAAGGTATTCAAGCGATACGCAGAGGAGCCGTGCTTAATAACGACTGTGACCTGGTAACAGAAACGCCCCTGCAATTTCTTGCAAGGGCGATAGGACTGAAGTACACTGTAAGAACCAACAAACAGGGTAGGGTCAGAATATAGAAGCCCTGCCCAAATGAAAAGGGTTAAAACGATGTCGCATTATATGACTGCACTTGCGATGCAGCAAAAGGGCCTCAAACCGGCCACGAAGATTGTACTTTACTGGATCGCTGACCATCACAACAGCGAGACCGGCGCTTGCTTCCCCAGCCTTTCAACTCTTGCTGATGAATGTGAGATGTCAAAGCGCGCAGTTCAAGGACACATAGATGCTCTTGTGTGTGCAGGAGTAGTCAAGAGATTACAACGCAAGCGCAGCAATGGCAGCCAAACTAGCAACGGATACGCATTAAACCTAACAAAACAACCATGGCAGAATCTGCCACCCCCCCTAGCAGAATCTGCTACCCCCCCATGGCAGAATCTGCCAGCCCTTAACCTTGGAACTAATAACCTTGGAAATATAACCTCTAAAGATATGTCCATTTTCGATGATCTTTGGAAGATCTATCCGAAGAAAGTCGGCAAGGGTACAGCTCGCAAAGCACTGGCCAAGGCACTGACCAAAGCTCCCATCGATCAGATCCAGCATTCGCTCTCGCTCTTCGTCCGATCATGGGGCAATCAAGATAAGAAATTCATGCCACACCTGGCAACATGGCTAAACGGTGAGCGCTGGGATGATGAGATCCAGCAACCATCTCTCCAGGATATGACAAGCGACCAGCAGATGCAGGCAATCCTTGGCTCACTGGAAACCGACAGAAAGATGATCCAATGAACTACGAACAGAGAACCAAAGCGATCGGCGCATGGTTACAGAAAGAATTGCAGTCGTATGACGTACCGGCAAACCACACGCCAGATCGAGCAGCGACAGAAATGACCGCAATGGTCGAAGACATCAACAGCGAGATCGTCAGCAGCATAAACGAGGAAGGGCTGACCAACATCCTAAGAAACATGGGCAAGGACATCCGCAAGAACAATCGCACCCGATCATGGCCAACAATTTACAACATGGTCAAAGCAGCGCAGAAATGCAGTGACGCTTACAAACCACCAATCTTAGGACCGGCAAAGTCAGTCGCATGGGACAGCGATGCAATCAATGCCAGACGCATGAACCACGGGGAAGCGGTAGCAGATAACTACATCACCGGCAAAGGTGCAGATAGGCTATTAGAAAAAAACCTCGTGACGATGAACGTCATTCAAATGTACCGGCAAAGCCTGGAAGAAAACCGCATAGAAGTATACGCCCGTAGAGAGCAGCCAGCCGACCCAATAGAGGATTATCCATTCTAATGCGCCCCAAACAACTCAGAGCCAAAGATCTAAGAGCCTTTGCAATCGTTCCAATCAGAGCGATCAAAGACCCGCGCATAACGCCCAAAACCCTCCGGGTTCTCATTGCCTTCTGTAGCTACTGCGACAGCATCGGACGCACCTTCGTCAGCAACGAACGCATAGGACAAGACATCGGAAGCAAGCGAACAGCAGTCGGATACCACGTCAGGAAGCTCAGAGACTACGGCTACATGGTTTATTGTAGACCATTCTATAAAGGCCAGAGATCCACAAGCAACCGCATCGTCTTCGATCCTCACGTTAAATACGAGGACACACTGCG